AGCGACCCAGGCAGAGATCGATCGGTGCAGTAAAGCGCTGGCCCTGGCACAGACCAATTGGGATGATGCCAACGCAACCATCAAGGCCAGCACCGCCACCATTACAACCTTCGGTAAAGAGATCAACCTGGCAGAAAGCCGGTTCCGACTGGCGGCTGCAGGCATCAAGGATATCGAGAAAAGTGTTCCTGGCCTGACTGCAAAGCTCACTATGCTCAATGAGAAGATGGGCCTTCAGGAGCGGCAGGTCGATCAATATGCTATCGCCCTTGATGCAGCCAGAGCCAAGCTCATCGCTGCCCAGCAGGCAAACGATCCCCAGGCCATTCAGGCAGCAACCAACGAAGTGATCGATGCAGAGGCGGCGCTGAACGATGCTCGAGCAGCCTTGGAATCAACCCGAGCCGAGATTCAGCGCACCAATCAGCAGCTGAACACCGCTCGGTCAGCCTGGACAAGGCTCGGTGAAAGCCTGGACACCTTTGGCGATAAAATGCAAAAGTCCGGCCAGCTGCTTACCAGTGCCGGACGAGCGCTGACTACTACCATCACGACACCAATCGCCGCTTTGGGCGCGGTTGCCATTAAGTCATCCATCAGTTTTGAATCGGCCTTTGCATCTGTTCGCAAGACGGTTGATGCCACGGAAGATGAGTTTGCTAGTCTGTCTGCGGAAGTCAAGCAGATGTCTACGGAGGTAGCCACTTCTGCGGACGACATTGCAGAGGTTATGGCCGTTGCTGGTCAGCTGGGTATTGCCACCGAGCATCTGTCTGAGTTCACTCGCACCATGGTGGACTTGGGCAACTCCACGGATATCGTGGCTGCTGAAGCTGCCTCCACCCTGGCGAAGTTTGCGAACATCACCTCCATGGATCAGAGCCAGTTCGGCAACCTGGGCGCTACCCTGGTTGACCTGGGCAACAACTACGCCACCACCGAATCCGCGATCATGGAAATGTCCCTGCGACTGGCAGCTGCTGGTCATCAGGTGGGCCTTTCCGAAGCGCAGATCCTGGGCTTTGCTACGGCATTGTCTGCTGTGGGCATCGAAGCCCAGATGGGCGGTTCCGCTTTCAGTAAAGCGCTGGTCAAGATGGAAGTGGCCGCTGCCACAGGCGGAGATGCTCTGACCGACTTTGCCACGATCTGCGGCATGTCTGAAGAACAGTTCGTTCAGATGTGGAATGCGGATCCTGCCGCTGTGTTCCAGGCTTTCATCGAAGGCCTGGCCAGCATGGACGATGAAGGCATGAGCGCCATTGCTGTCCTGAACGAGATCGGCATTTCTGAAGTCCGCCTCAGAGACACACTTCTTCGCTCCGTTAACGCTACTGAGCTTTTTGCAAACACACAAGCCACGGCTACTGCAGCCTGGAATGAGAACGTTGCGCTGACTGAAGAAGCAGGCAAACGCTATGCGACTACTGCCAGCCAGCTGACGAATCTTAAAAACAAAGCCATCCTGTTTGGCCAGCAGATCGGTGATGACTTGAATCCTGTCATCAAGGATCTGATTTCCGGTGCAAACGATATGCTGGATTCATTCCTGGAAATGGACGAAGCACAGCGCATGCAGATCATTAAGTTTGCCGGATTCGCTGCTGCCATTGGCCCGGTGCTGCTCCTGGTGGGCAAGCTCCATACAGGCATTGGCAAAGCTGCTACCGGCATTGGCAAGTTTGCGACCGCTGTGGGTAAAGCAGGCGGTGGCGCGAAGGGCTTCTTCTCCGTTCTGAGCAAATCGCCTTCCTTCTGGCTGGCTATTGCAGCGGCTGCCATTACAGCAACCGTTGCGATAATCGACTATGCATCCGGTGCCAAGATGGCACGAGAAGCTATGGAAGGCATGAACAAGACGGCGGACGAATGGAAAAACACCGCAGCCGAAACCTTCTATGGCAACAGCGAAGGTTTGTCCTTCTTTGGTATGTCTGCAGATGATTTTACCCGAGACGCTGGCAATATGCAGACCTGGTTGGACGGTTTGCTGCGCGTATGGTCGGACGGCGAAAAGGAAACCAATGAGATCGTCACGCACTGGACGGACTCCTTCAAAAGCATGACCGCTGCAACCCGCAGCGAGCTGGAAGCTTTGAAGGAAACTGCAGACGCGGGCGGATACACGACTGTATCTGAAAGCCTTGCAGCGGATATTGCGACGCTGGACGCCATTGATGCTGAAGTGGAAAAACTGCTGAAAAAGCGGCAGAACGGCCACTTCACTGAAAAGGATCAGAAGCGCCTGCAAGAACTCATCGATATGCGCGGTGCGATCGAGATCAAATACAACCTAACTGCAGCTGATCCGGACGGATTTGATACCATCCGTCGAAAGGTGGACGCTGAAGTTGCCCGCGCACAGGCACGTGGCCAGTCTGATGCCAGCGTTACGGTCTATCAAAACGCTATGGTTGCCTCCGCCGAGGGCATGGCTGCTGTGAATGCCAAGCTGGACGAGCAGTATGACAAGGAATACCAGGTCATCATGCTTATGGAGGACGGCGCTGAAAAGCAGGCTGCCCTGGATGACCTGAACACTCGGTATCTTGCAGACCGCCGGGCAGCTGCACTTGAGTACGCTGAAACCTTAGCGGGCATTGTGATGCCTGTATGGAACCAGGAGGACATCCAGCAGACAAATAATGATGTTGCCAGGCTCATTCAACTGATGCGCGAATACTCGACTGCTGATGAAGCTGACAAGCCTGCCATCCTGGAGGAAATGAATCAGTTGACTGCGGGCATGGATGAAGGTGCGCTGGTTGAGTACGTAGGCATCCTGATGCAAATCCAGTCCTTGCTGGACAGCGGCATGACGGAAGATGAACTGAAGCTTCTGTTCCCCGAGATCGACTTCACGACTGCTTTGGATCAGATTGCCGCCATTCAGGCATTCCTGAATAATCGTCCCGGTGTGCTGCCTGGTCTTGAGGTCATGTTTGGCGAGGCGCTTCCCGAAGAAGTGCTGAAGATCGCCACTGATCTGGACATGACAGGTGCTCAGGCGCGATGGGATGCATTCGCTGCAAACCCTGGTGCCATTACCACGGCGGCTGTTATCCAAAGTTATACCGAAGCGGAAACCGCTATCAAACAGCAGCCCCTGGTAAACGCTGTGATTGCTAAGTATACGGAAATTCCTGAAGGCGCAGACAAGAGTCAGCTGACACCGGCTGGCTTGGTCGCCTACGTGAGCGTATACGCAGAAGCTACCAGTGGCGTGGATGTTTCGGGTCTGACCCCTCAGAACATTGTTGGCATCGTCAGTGGCTATCAGGAACTGGCATCTGGGACGGATGTGTCGCAGTTGTCCCCGAGTGACATCACAGCGTATGTCCTCAAGTATATGGAGGACAACAACATCGACACCACCGGTCTAACCCCGGATGCCATTACGGCTACCGTTATGGCTTATGAGGAAGTCACGGGCGGAGCGCTCACAACTGCGTTGACCCCGGATAACATCTGCGCTTTGATCTGCAAGTACCTGGAAGCGGAGGGTGTAGACATCTCTGCCTTGTCCCCGGATCAGATCGAGGCTACGGTTTCGGCCTTTGCCGAAGCGACTGGCTGCGACAAGAGTACGCTGATGCAGAACTTCGTAGCCTACATTGCTAAGTATGATGATACTAATGCACAGAAACCGGTATTGACCTTGGATATCGGCCTGTCAGGTTATGACCTGATGGCCTATCGAAACTTTATCAAGAATAATCCGGTGGAGGTCGAAGGCATTGTACGCCTGGGCGAAACCTATGAGGATCCCACAGAAGCACTGCTAGACCCCAACACGAAGTTCTGGCATGAAGGCACAGAAATCCCGGTGACAGCGGTTACCGAGGATATGCTAACCGCCGACAAAGTGGCTGTCCTAGCTGATGATGGCACACTGCATGTGCTGGTTACGCCCAAAATTACCGGTAGCGAACAGGCTCGTGCGGATCTGTCCTCTAGTCTAGATACCGACTATGTTTCCGTACAGTTTGGCTTCGGTGATGTTAGCAAGAATGACTGGGGGTTCCTAAACTCCATTCTTGGCGGCAGCACAATGGACTGGGTCAAGGGCCTTTCTCAACGAATGGATTTCCTCTTGAACAACTGGAATAGCTGGGTGTTCTTTGGAGGCTTGACATCCGGACTTGAGAAAGATGGAATCGAGGATCAGATCAATCAGCAGCTGGGCGGTGATGCACTGGCACAGCTGACGGCCTATACCAGTGAAGCTGTAAAGGCGATCAATGAAGGATATGACCTGAGCGATCTGGATGTAGGCAATCTAGAAGCCATCCTTGAGTTTGTTCGGATGGCAGAGGAGCTTGGCATTGGTCAAAACGTGAGAGGATCCCTGGCACAAAGCTTAACAGATGCAGGCGTTCCGACTACCACTGAAAATCTACTGGAAAACCTTCAGTTGCTGATTGATGATGCCAAGGGTGTAGGTGAAGATGCGGGTGCTGGAATTGGTGAAGGCATGGCCTCCGCCGATCTGACGCCTTATGCGCAGACCGTAGCTGCCAATGCTGATACGGCCCTTCGCAGCAGCGGCGCTTTTGACTCGGCGTCGCCTGCCAACAGCACGAAGCCTGTCGGCGCAGATGCAGCGTTAGGTATCGGCGAGGGCATGGCAGCCACCGATCTTTCCTCGTATGCGGCCACCACTGCCGCTGGGGTCAGAAGTTCCTTGTCTGCCCAGCTGAATGCGCTGAGCATGAAGCGTATTGGCACCAATGCCATGGCTGGTCTGGTCTTAGGTATTCTATCTGGCCGTGCTGCGGTTGTCGCTGCAATGAAGCTGGCAGCGCGTTCTGCTGTGAACGCTGCCAAGACGGAACTGAAAATCGCATCGCCTTCCCGAGTCTTCCGAGATGAGGTAGGTGCCATGACGATGGAAGGTTTCGGCGAAGGCGTTCTGGACAGTACCAAGGAACAGGCAAAGATCATCCGGAACGCATCCCGGTACCTGACAGGTGAAGCCAAGACTGGCAGCATCTCGACCGGCAGTACCGATAACCGCCGCACTTACAACAATAACGTGTCCTCCACGGTGCAAGTAGCCCAGATGACTGTTCGGGATGAACAGGACATCCGCTCCCTTGCTATTGAAATCGCATCCCTGTCCAGACGCCAGCAGCGCGGTCGTGGCCTCAGAATGGCGTGATGTATTGTTCATCATCGACAAATGTACGGCCTCATTATTCTACTTGCTATTCTTGCGGATCAGAGCGAATATGTCGTCACACCAAGACAAAGGAGGCAGATCGCATGATCCGCAAGATTCCCCGAGAGACCGCAACCTTCCACTTCCACAACGAAAACCCCAAGGGGCGCAGAACAGGCGATTGCGTCATTCGCGCCATTGCCCGCGCCTCGGGAGACAGTTGGGATGACACCCTGACCGGCCTTTTCAAGGTCGCCCTGAAGATGAAGTCCGAGCTTGCTTACAAGGACTGCTACGATCGCTACCTTCAGGAGCAGGGCTGGACGAAGGGCAAGCAGCCTCGCAAGGCTGACGGCACCAAGTATACGGTGGCCGAGTGGTGCAAGAAGAATCCGCATGCAACGCAGGTCATCAGCGTGGCCAACCACCTGACCTGCATGATCGATGGCAAGTGCAATGACATCTGGAACTGCACCAGCCTGACCGTACTCAACTACTGGACAAAAGCGTAAGGAGGCAGAGCGTTATGTTTTCCATGTCCATTCGCCCCGAAGTCCTCAAGTCACTCCGTGAGCAGTACCCGGCTGGCACCAAGGTAGAGCTGGTCGAGATGAACGATCCCTACCGCCACATGCCCAAGGGCCTGAAAGGCGTAGTGCAGCACGTGGATGACGCGGGTGGCATCCATATCCGATGGGAGAACGGCTCAAGCCTAGCCGCGATCCACGGCTTTGACATCATCCGCAAGTGTGAATAACCCCTTATAACCCCTCGAACGCTGCCTTGTCAGGTGGCGTTTTTCTCGTTTCAGGAAGGTGATGTTTTTTGAACGACTGGTTTGAATGGAACGGGAAGCGCTGTACGGAATATGGGATTCACGTTTCCGAACAGCCGCCCATCACCATTCCCAACGAACGCGCAACCTTTACCAGCATCCCAGGCAGGCCGGGTACACTGACAACTTTGGAAGGCGACGATGTGTACGACGACATGATCCTGTCGGCTACCTGCTTCATATCCGATACCAATCGCCTGCCCGAGATCGCAGCCTGGCTCCGGGGCAGCGGCACAGTCACCTTTGCCAATCGGCAGGGTGGCTTTTATCGTGCGCGGGTTACCAATCAGATCGAGTTTGAGAAGATCCTCAGGGGCAACCCGCATCGCTCTTTTGTGGTGAACTTCCGCTGCCAGCCTTTCTTTTATCACGCCAGCAATGCTGCCATTAATGTGACCACCTCGGGCACTTTCGTGAATAACCCGGGCACAGTCTATGCCGAGCCAATCCTGGAGATCAGGCTGACCTCGGATGCAGAAATCACCCTGGGTGGCTATCTCTTTGAACTCAAGGGGATTACCGGAACCGTCAAGGTTGACTGTGAGTACATGGAGGTCACGAAGAACTACGAATCCAAGACGGAATGCATGACCGGCGAGTTTCCCCGGATCCTGCCCATGGGTGCCTATGTCAACTGGACAGGCGGTGTGACTTCTATCAAGATAACGCCTAACTGGCGATCGCTATAACGCAGGAAGGGAGGTGACCTGCAATGATCTGCGTTTATCCCCAGGACTGTAACGACTTTACCACCAACGGTCTGTGTGTGCTTCAGCCGACCACTTGCGAGGTCACTGAGACCCTCAATGGTGAGTGGGAACTCTCTATGGTTCACCCGCTGGATGATCGGGATCGCTGGGCATACCTGCAGGTGGGCTGCATTATCAAAGCCCCTGTTCCTGCTTCACCGACGCCTTATGTCAAGCTGATCTCCCAGGACGCAGGCAAGGTCATCTACAAGGTAAACAACGAGGGCCGATTGAACCTGCGCTCTGGCCCCAGCACCAGCACCAAGCGCCTGGCACAGTATAAGCCGGGAGCGGAGATCGTGCTGGTGGACCGCTACAGCGATTCCTGGTTCGAGGTCATCTGCCCGGATGGCAAGCGCGGGTATATGGCATCCGAGTACCTGGACTATGTCAGAACCGAATCCACCACCGCCCAGGCGACCGGTCAGGTCATTGAGTCCAAGCAGCTGCGCGAACAGCCCTTCAGAATCTATCGTGTGGTGCCTACGCTTACCGAGGTTCAGGTGTATGCGCGGCATGTGTTCTATGACCTCATGGACAACATGATCCTCAGCTATAAGCCGGGTGCAGGCGTGAGTGCCTCCACCGCTGCTCATGCCACCTTGGACGAGTGCGAATCGGATCATGACTTCACCCTGTTCACTGACCTCACAGGCACAGCGGATGATCTGAGTTTTGAGCAGGTTAACCCTGTAGATGCCATCCTGGGCGAAGGCGGCATCACAGAAACCTTTGCCGGTGAATTGGCCCGTGACTGGTACGATGTGTACCTGGTCAAACGGGTCGGCAATGTGTCGAATGTTCAGATCCGGCAAGGCAAGAATCTGCTGGGCATCAGCTACGATGTGGACATTTCCAATGTGGTCACCCGCATTCTTCCGACTGGTGAGAACGAGGACGGCGAGATTGTCTACCTGCCGGAAAAGCATATCGATAGCCTCAACATTGACGCATATCCGCATCCCAAGTGGTACCACCTGGCGGTCAGCGACGCCACCGAGTCTGAGGACATGAGTCTCAGCGAAGTGTACACCAAACTGCGGGAGGCAGCGCAGGCCGAGTATGACAAAGGCTGTGATCTGCCCACTGTCACCCTGACCGTTGACTTCTTAAACCTGGACGACACGGTGGAGTACGCCCAGTATGGCGTGCTTCACAATGTGTTTCTGGGCGATAGTGTGCAGGTCATTGTAGATAAGCTCGCGCTGAATGTGGCCCTGCGCATGACCCAGTACACTTACGACTGCTTGCTGTGTCGCTATACCAAGGTGACCCTGGGTACTGCGGAAACCTCGCTGGAGGGCAGTCTGATCTCTGCCAGCCAGATCGCCAGCGGCAGTATTGGCGGCGGCAAGCTTTCCCTGGGGAGCATCGGCACCGGGCATATCCAACACGCATCCATTGGCAGTATGCAGGTAAAGACCGCGGCCATTGGCTCTGCACATATCCAGCAGGCAGCCATTGGGCAAGCCCATATCCAGGAAGCCGCCATCGGTACCGCCCAGATCGAGGATGCTTCCATTACCAAAGCCAAGATCGCAGATGCAGCCATCGATTCAGCGCACATTGGTGAAGCGGTCATTGGTAGTGCGCACATTCAGGATGCCGCTATTCAGTCTGCGCACATTGAGGAAGCTGCGATCAATGCAGCTCATATTGGCGAGGCACAGATCCAGACAGGCCATATCCATGATGCAGCGATCACCCATGCGAAGATCGATGATGCTGCGATTGATACGGCGAACATCCGAGACGCTGCCATTGACACCGCCAAGATCGCCAATGCAGCCATTACTTCTGCCCAGATTGCTGGTGCAGCCATTGAATCGGCGCATATCCAGGAAGCGGCCATTACCACTGGCAAAATCATGGACGCTGCCATTACCCGGGCAAAGATCGCTGAACTGGCGGTCAGTTCTGCTCAGATCGACAACCTTGCGGTGACCGCTGCTAAGATTGCTAATGCTGCCATTACCAATGCGCATATCAGCAATGCCGCTGTCGATACAGCGCAGATTGCATTGGGTGCTATTACGGCAGCCCTGATCGAGAACGGTGCTGTTGGAACAGCGCAGATTGCGGATGCTTCCATTACGGAAGCAAAGGTTGTATCCCTGAACGCGGATGTGATCACTTCCGGTACCCTAGCAACGGAGCGCCTGATCATCAAGGGCAATGATGGCCTGATCTATGAAATCAATGCCCAGGCGTCCGGCCTTTCCATGACGGAACTATCCGATGAAAAGTATCGCAGCCAGCTGAATGGCACGGTGATTGTTGCCCGGTCGATTACTGCTGACCAGATTGCTGCTGCCACGATCACTGCCAATGAAATCCTTGCTGGTTCCATTACAGGCGATCGGATCGCGGCAGCCACCATTGAAGGCAGCAAGATCAAAGCAGGCACACTCACAACGGCGCATGTGACTTCCGACTTTGGCTCCACCCTTGACCTGACCAGCAATGTTGGCATCAACCAGCGTGTCGAAACGATCTATACCGACATGGATAACCTGCTGGGCTATCGGGTGGAGGTGCTGTCCACTACGGATATTTTGTCGAATGCTGTCAAAAACACCACACTGTCTGCTCGGGTGTGGCATGGCAGTGAGGACATGACTGACAAGCTGCCTGCTTCCCGGTTCAACTGGAAGCGCGTCTCTGCTGACTCCACGGCAGACGCGCTATGGAATGCCAGTCACCGGGGAATGAAATCCATTCAGCTTACCGTGCTGGATGTTCAATATAGCGCAACCTATCAATGTGATTTGACTGATTCATAAGGAGGTACTTCATGGCGATTATTGCTACTGGTTCCAAAACAATCATCGACCTTTCCGACGGTAAGTCCCTATCCGCATACTTGGGTTCCAATCAGCCCCGAACGCAGATCATGGATGTGAATGCAGCTGCTTTTGCACCGGACTGGACAACCACTGCAGGTAAGCTGGTCATTACGCCTGTGGTCTATGCCAATCAGACCGCAATCGCGCTGACAAACACGGCGCTTAGCATCACCTGGAAGCGTAAGGAAGGTTCTTCTTCGGAGGCTAACCTGACCACCGGTGAAAGTGTCAGCGGTAATGTGCTGACCGTCAGCGCCAATAAGCTGTCGTCCATTACCAGCGGCTTGCTGACCTACATTGCTTACGTGACCTATACCGATCCCGACACGGATCTTCCCATCAACGCCACCGCAGACATTACGTTTGCACTGGTGAAGACTGGCGAAAACGCACGATCTGCCTGGATCAGCGGTGAGCAGGTGTTCAAGTACACCGCTTCCGGTTCTGTGTCTCCCGCGCAGATTACCATGACTGCCAATCTGCAGAACGTGACCGTGAACAAGTGGCAGTACAAGAAATCCGATGGCACTTGGGCGGACTATCCCACGACTAACGATAACGCAAACACCACTGGTACCACGCTGGTAGTGAAGCCCACCCATGCTATCTTTGTGAATGATACCGCTACGCTGCGCCTGCTAACTTCCGACAGCAACGTTGGCGATACCACTTCGATCTACAAAGTCAGCGACGGTGCCAATGGCACGAACGGCACCAATGGTAGCGCAGGCGCAGCCGCTTCTGTGGCTTTCCTGACCAATGAGAATGTG